GTTTACAAAACAAAATCTGTGTGAATTGATCTGTGCTGGTGTGTTGTTGTCACTCCAGGTTGTTGAATATACTGTTACTGGAACATTTACTCTTGCGTCTGGCACTATAGGACCTGCATACATACCTGCTGGTACATATATTTTAACAGTGCCTTCTGATAGTGAAACTACTTCTGGTGCATTAGCACCTGTAGCTTCTACTTTGGCAAAACTGCCAATAACTTTTGAATTTGAAAAATTAGGTTCGCCAGTTCTTCTATTGAACTGAACTGTGTCTACTACCAGTGTTTGATAATCTGCTTCAAATGTGAATCCTGTGATGTCTTGATTAAAGTTATATAGTAATGTTTTTTGATTTGATGGGAAGATCTGTTCTACTTTGATCTGATCTGGACCACCTATATATTGATTGAAGTCTAATACGCCTGCCATTTTGTCTCTCCTAAGGGAAATATTACTGTTACTGAGGCAACAGTCTTGTTATATACAGTATTTATACTGTTAAATTTGTGGTATAAGTACCTGGTTTAGTCTAAACTAACAGTTAATTCACCGGTAGTAATCTGAAATGTATCACCAATACCAACTGTTTTTGATGTAGTCAACGCACCATGGTACAATACTTGCCCAACAGTTGCCGCATCCATAACAGCTAAATGAGTAACTGTACCCCAACTTGCTGTTGCTGGATCCCAAGTTACAAAAGCATTGTTTGCACTTGTACCACTTGCGGATGCACCAAATGTTACTTCCTGTCGTGCATATCCGCTACCACTAAGCTCGTTTGTAAGTGTACCTGACTCTAACCCACCATCAGCTGTAAACAACGCAACATACAGCGTTGTAGGTGCTGTGTAAGCTGTCCCTGATAATACATGATCTAATACTTTGTTTTCTAAATAATTACTTGCTGACGCCATTTAATCTCTCCTGTTACCATTTATTTATTGGACACTTTGCCCTGGGTAGTTTTGTTTTTACTTTCATATAGCAACCGCACTTTTTGCAACTTGCTTTTTCTTTGTTAAATTCTTCGCACTGTGTACAAATTTCAAATCTTTGTTGTGCTTTTTCTAATAATTGTTGTAGCATTATGCTTTGAATTTGATTATAACAGTACCACTACCGCCACTCTTGCCAGCTTCGCCAACTACGGTTCCAACTGCTTGTGAATGATATCCTGCTCCACCACCACCGCCTAATCCGTTGGTTCCAGCTGTTGCTTCTGTAAATAATAAATCGGCACCATCGCCACCTCCGCCATTACCACCTGCGGACACTGTGCCATAACTACCAGCACCACCACCACCACCATATCTTAGAGCTGTACCTGTAATTGATGATTGAAGTCCACGACCACCAGCACCACCCGTTTCTGCTGACGCACTATATCCTCCTTGATCTGCTCCAGCACCACCGCCACCTGCCCATTGGTTAGTATTTTGTGGTTGGCCAAAGCCAGGACCGCCGCCCCAAGCACTAGAGCCGCCATCAAAATTAGTACTAAAAGTACCAAAGCCGCCATAATAATTTCTACCACCTTGTCCGTGACTTGCTGTCCAACTACCATCTCCTGAAGCAAATCCACTTTCGTATATTTCTACTGAAGAATCACCGCCATCACTGCCGTGTTCTGTCCAAGAACTAGCGTTATCAATATGACCGCCACTAGCACCACCACTACCTACAACAGCATAAAAATATTTGCTAGTCCAATCAATAGTAGAAATATCATTGTTTAGGCTTTCAGTGACATAACCGCCAGCACCACCACCACCGCCATAAGTACCACCACCACCGCCACCTACTACTAACACATCAACCTGACCAGCATACAATTCTTCATCTTTACTTAATGTATATGATTGAGCATCTGACAATGTTCTAACTGTTGAAGTAAATGTTCCAGCACTACCATTTAATGTTGGTGTTACAGAAACTTGCACTACTCCATCTTTTCTTTGTACATAGGTAAAAGTACTATTTGAACTTGTGCCTGCTGTAGGCCAAAACTTGATGTCGCTAATTTTAGCATTGACTTGTGCTTTTGTACCTGAGAAAGTCCAAGTTGTAGCGTAGTCGCTGTTGTCACTCAATGAACTAAATGCACCAATTGGGCTTGTTAATTGTATTTGATAATCTTCGTCAATATCAAAATCAGTAATCTGTGGTGTGTTTGTTGCAAATATTTCGTTAAAATTGTTTGCTGTATAACTTCTTGCATCTGATATATTACTTGATACTTCCGCATCTGCTACACTGTTGTTTAGTGTTTGTGTTTTTGTAGCAGTATCACTTGATGGTGTAGTAAGTAGATAATCTAAATCAAAACTTGCTGTTATATCGTTTTCAGTCAATATAGTTAAAGTTGATAATGAATCGTTGACAGCATCTCTTGTACCTGATAAAGTTAACACTTTGCTTGTGTCATTAAATGATACTGTAGCTGTTCCTGTAGCACTAATAGTATCAACATAACTTGCAGTTGAAGGTGTTACTGTTAAAGTATAAGTTCCGGAACCATCTGTTGTATAATCAGCTACTGTGGGTGTACCTGTAACTGCTGTGGTTGTATCTTCTGTGTAGTTAACAGTACTATCTTCTGGTTGTGTTAAGAATCTATCAGCAAATAAAATAACTCTTGGTGCTGTTGTTAAAGTTGCTGTTGATGTTAAGTCACTTTGAAACTTAGGAAAGTTTGCATCAATATCTGTAGTAAAAGTAACTGAAGATGGTAAATTTGCAATAGTAAATTCATCAAGATCTACAATACTTGTATCATCAATATCTAATCTATATGTTGTGTCTGCATCAATGTAACCTAAAGTGTTAACAGTAGCAACATTGCCAGTGTAAGTAACTTCTGAAGTGTCACTGGTATCAAAAGCATTAACAAGTGTGTCTACATTACCAACTACACTGTATAAATTTAATGGTGTAGTTCCTGCTCTAACATCGTCGGGCGAAAAAGTTAAATCAATTGAATTATTGTTAACTACTGCTGTAGCTAAATTACTAGGATCTGATGATGACAGTACTGTATCAGCGGGGCCAGTTGTAAAAGTTCCAAAACTATCAACTGCTGTACTCAATGAACGACTTGCATCACTGGCTATAGTAAATCCCTCTGTTAGTGCAATTCTATAATTTGTGCCAGGTAACAGACCTAAACTAAGCTGTGAAAAATCAATAGATACAGAAGTAACTGTTTTTAAGTCACCAATGTTTTCCATATCAAATATTTTGAGTGTATTACCGTCAGTAGTAAATGCTGATGTTGGTACTGTTGCTGGAAAACTTGTATACCTTCCTATATCACTTATTCTAATTTCATCTAGGTAGCCATCTAAAACATTGTCATTGTTAACATGTCCAAAATACAAAGTGTCTTGTCCTGATTCGCCAAAACTTGTATCTGCTGGCATAGAACCAATACCACACTCACTAGCCCCATCAAGTGTCACATACATTGTAGAACTATCAGCTACAAGTCTTTCAATAGCAAAGTGATACCAAGTATCTACTACCAATGTTGTGCTACCAGTAACTGCTGTTTCATCATGAACAGTAAATTCTAAATTAGCTGTGTCAGTAAGTTTTAATTGCCAATTGCCAGTGGTAAATCCAGTTGAACTATTAGTTACTATCATTTGCTCAGTACTAACATCATCAAATCTAACCCATCCTTCTACAGTAAAAGGATCTGTACCAAAATTAAATTCACTTAGCGTTGCTGTTACATTTAGAAAATTATCTACGCCATTAAATTCTAAACTGCTACTACCAAATTGTTTTTCTGTAGTATTGATTTCAAATTTATTTGTATTTGCTGTTATCGCCATTCTATTAATCTCTATTGGTTATTTGTAAATGTTACTGCATCACTAGTTGCTGGTATCGTTGCAATTAAAGTATTTGTGCCATCATATATTTCTAAGTTACCTGTGCCTGCGGTAACTTCTTTGTCAAAGGATAAATCTAATGGTTCTGAACTTATTCCTGCTGGTGGTGCAGTAAATGTTGATGTTATAGTTGGGCCTTCTAAGATTGTAAAGAATATACTTTTATCACTTACACCACTGTAAGGTAAACCACACTGTGCATCTACAACAGCAGTTGCTTGTACTTGTATATAATATTTTACACCTGTGTCTAAGTCTGTTGTTGTGTTTAAATATACTGTGTCACCTTGTGTTCGAATTATTTCACTAGTGCCATCAACTTCAAAATCCGCAGTTACATTAAAACTTTGTATTAGACTATCATCACTAAATTTATACACTGAAATAAATCCTGATTCACCTAGTGCAACACTTCTGTTAAATTTAAGTCCAAGATTTGACTGTCTGTTAACTCTTTCATTATTAGTATCATCAGCTTCTGAGAATGGGTTTGATGATAGTGTTAAATCTATAAGTGTTAGTGCACCAACAGTAGTAAAACCAAATCCATCAGCTTCTACTATTGCTTGTGTAGGTGTAGTTGTTTCATCTTCAAAACAGTCAACACTTTCAACTCTTGCTATACCAACACCTGCGTCTGCTGTAATATAATAACTTTGTCCGTAACTAACAGCGTTTGCTATACTACCAAAACTAAGTGTTGATGTTGTGTATGGTTCTACATTGCCTGTTGCTGTAAAAGTACCTGCTAATACATCACCATCTGTGTTAAACAATGACACTGTTCCAGTACCATTTTCTACATTATCATCAAATGTAATTGTTAGTGTACCATTAGCACAAATATCAACACCGCTAGGTGATATTGATGTTGCTTGTGGTGCTGTTACTGCTGTTGCTGAAGCTAGTGTTTTTGCTGTTGGTGCATATTCTGTTGGGTCAAATAAAGGTGTGTTAAAGTTCCAAAAAGTTGGGTCTGTAATTGCTGGTGATATACAATCACAATATTCAGCAACGCCTTCGTCCATTAAAATATAATAGTCAGTACCTTGTGTTCTAGCACTAAATGGTATTTCCATCATGTTAACAGTATAAGTGCAACTTGCCGCGGCTATAGTTTCAACTAGAGTACCATCTGATTTATATAATCTTATGTCGCCGCTACCTGCTGATATGTTACCATAAAAGTCTGAACTAATTCCAGTATTGCTAAACAGCATATAGTAGGAACCAGTTGTTGTTGCTTGGTCTGATGTTTCACCTGTTATGGGATCTTTCCAGGTTGCTCTGTCTGGTGGATATTTGTTGCCTGTAACCATATAACATTGTGGTGCTATATAAGCTGGTGAATCTGGATCTGTTGTTGATGTTGGGTCTGTTGGATATACAACATCACAACATAGTTCTGCTGTAACCCAATTACTACCATTCCATACAATAGTTTGCCCGTATTCTGGATCTGTAACTGTAGCAATAGCATTACCAATGGTGTCAACATTAACTGTTACATCATTGCCACTAACTGTTGCTGTTACAGCTTCGCCTGTAAAATTGTATGATGCTGTGTTACCCGATAGTGTAACACCTTCATCTTTGGTTATAATAGCACTTTCAACAACTAGTGTTCCACCAGTAGCATCACCTACAATGTCAGTACCTGTTTCATCTTCAAACAATTCAAACATTTTGTCAAATATTGATTTGCTATCGTCACCACCAAAAAACTCATCTAGTTTAAGTAGTAGTGATCCTATTGATATCAATGTTGCTACATTGCCTAATGTATCAAATAAAGTTGTTTCTGGATCTAGTGCGTTTGGTATCTGTGTTGGTGTAAACTCAACTAAGCCTGATGGACTACTGAAAGGACTTACTGCCGCGGCATTGAAGCCTCGTGTTTTAATTAAGAAATTGCTTTGTTCTAAACTATCATAATCTATTGTTACATCAGTTCCTGAAGTAAACACACCACCACCTACTGGCTTTTTAGTAGCAATTAAATTGTAGCTTCTTAGTGTGTCATCTGGTTCCGTAACATCAAATGTAATCCAAAATTCTAACCCTTCAACAATACCTGTTGGTGAAGTTGATGTTGCTGTAATTCTTGGTCTTGCATCTCTTTCAATTTTTGTTACAACTGGTGTACCCGGAGTACCTATACTACCAATTGTTAAAATACCTGTGCTATCACTTCTTGTGTAGCGAAACAAGTTACTTTCATCATATACATCAGCATCATATTCTAATGCTGTTATGTTTAATTGAATAGGTCCGTCTTCTTGAACTTCTGATATTTCAATAATTCTAAATAGTTTGCTAGAAAAGTTTAATCTTGAATTTGTTAGATCAACAATATCACCAGCATTCAATCCAATGTAGCTGTAATCTGTTCTAAAGGTTGTAACTAGGTTAACACGACTTTGTTTTAGTTCAATAAAGCCAAGCATTTGTGCTTGTATAGGTTCATTGATGATATCATATGATAAGTTTAATGTGTTATCTAATTCATTTGAGTTTCTATCAACACTTGGTATTTCTATTGTAACAAAGTCAGCACTGTCTCTTAGATCTCTGTGTGGGAATTCAACTTTAACTTCATTGTATAAGTCAGTAAAGCCTGTACCAGATATACTGATACTGCCTAGTATGTTGTTGTCATTAAATGAAGCAACACTAGTGCCAGCTTTGTTTATTACAACACCCCATTTGCCTTGTTGTGCGTCATAACTTAACCAACTACCTGCCGCTGAACAAACTTTTTCAATGTTGTCAAGTACTGTGTTACTTGTGTCTATAACACCATTAATTTTATATCTATCGTCAAGGACTTCTACACCAGTACCTTCGTCAGTATAAGTTACACCTGTTAGTGCATATGTATTAAGATCTGTTAAACTAAACACTTTTTATGTCTCCACTATCAACACCAGCACCGTAACGGGTGCTTGTTAACATATCATTTAAAACATCACCTGGTAATGACATTGAATTTTCTACTTCAAACAACATATCACCTAACTCTGTAACGCCTTTATCTCGGTTATAATTAACTTCAACCACTGCAAAGATTAAATCACTCATTGCGTGATTTGATGTCCAATTAGGCACAATAGCAGTTGCATTGGCTGGGCTTGCGTTTGTATAGCCTTCTGGAATAACTGGAGTTGTACTATTACCTGCAAAACAATGTATTTTTACTAACTGTGATAAACTTCTATCTATAACCCCATCTCTATCAACAGTATAATTTACAGTTTGTCCGTCTGTGTCAAAAACTATTCTACCATCATTTCGATAAATGTTTTTAAAAGTGTATTCACTTGCTAGACCATCACTTAGTTTAGTACCTGTTTTTTCTGATAGTGTTAACACAAAATACATTGATCTGTTGTCTGATGACATAACAGCATCTGTTATGATACCACCAAAATACGCTTCACCGTATAACACTGGCACTTTGTTCTTTGCCGCTGGCGGTACTTGTAGTCTTACACCTTCATCAATGTTAGCATCATCTTCCTTTTCATTATCTTTGATAGCACTTTGTGTTAATTTACTTAACGCATAGCCTGTAACAACAGTTTTTACAACAGTACTTGCAAAGGATCCACCTGTTAGAAATCCACCAATTGCTTTTCCTGCTGTGACTATTGAACTAAGAAAACTCATCGTTTAGGTGCTCCAAAATTAAAGTTACTTTTTGCCAAACCTGGAATCCTATCCATACTAACATCTGTTGGATATAATAATTTTTGATCTGTTGGATTTGTTCTTCTGCCTGACACTTTGTTATTTAATATTTCAACATAGCTGGTGCAAATTAAAGTTAACTGTATAGTACCTTCACTTTCAAACTCTTCAATCTCTTCACTAATTTCAAAATTAGTAACAACGCCTTTAAATTTACCTGTTGGGTTATCTGAAAGACTTATTAATTCACCTGTGTCAACATCAAAAAAGCCACGATATATTTCAATACTACTGCCTTTAACTTTGTTGTCTAAGATGTCTGAAATATTACTACTAGGTATACCCGAAATACCTATACT